TGGCTGCCGATCACCAAGGGGCCATTGGCTGGGGAGAGGATGCGGTTGCTGCCGGATCAGCGCCAGTTCATCGAGGAGGTCTACGGTAATCTGACGAGGAAGGGGCTTCGCCGCCGGCGGATTGGGGTGATGTCGGAGCCCAAGGGCAATGGCAAAACCGGGCTCATCGCCGGCTTGTGCTTATGCCACCTGCTGGGCCCCGAGGCTGAGCCGCGCGGCGAAATTTACTCGGCGGCGATCGACCGGCAGATGGCGGCGCTGATCTTCCACGAACTGGAGGCGATCATCTTCGAGACGCCGGAATTTGCCCAGGTCTGCAATGTCATCCGGTTTGTGAAACGGATCGAGGTGCTGTCCGGCCCGGCGCGCGGTTCGATCTACGAAGCCTTGTCGGCCGATGCACGCCGGGCGCACGGTCTGGCGCCGAGCCTGTTTTGCTACGACGAGTTGGCGCAGGCGAAGGACCGGGTATTGCTCGACAACCTGGTCAACGGGCTCGGCAAGCGGAAGGAGGCACTGGGCCTCATTATCTCGACGCAGGCCCCGGACGATACGCACCCCTTGTCGCAGCTGATCGACGAGGGGCTGCGCGGTGACGACCCGAGCCTTTACGTGCAGCTGACGGCGGCGCCGGAAGAGGCTGACCCGTTCGAGGAAGCAACCTGGCTGGAGTGCAACCCGGCGCTGGGCAAGTTTCTGTCGATCGACGAGATGCGCACGGCAGCCGAGCGCGCCCGGCGCATCCCGGCGTTTGAGGCGAGCTTTCGCAACTTGAGGCTCAACCAGCGGATCGACGCACGCGAGGATGAGCGAATTGTGACCCGCGATGTCTGGCAGCTCGGGAGCATGCCGGTCGACCGCGAGGCGCTGCGCGGCCGGCGCTGCTATGCGGCGCTCGACCTCTCTGCCAAGCATGATTTGACGGCGCTGGTGTTGGCGTTCCCGGACGACGAGGAGGAGCCTAGCTTTGATATCCTGCCGTTTTTCTGGACGCCGCAGGATGCGCTGGCGGGGCGCCAGCAGCGCGAGCGCGAGCGGTTCCAGCGCTGGATCAGGGCCGGGCAGATGACCGCGGTGCCGGGGCCGACGGTGCGGTTCGGTTTTGTCGCGCGGGCGCTCATAGAGTTGTCGGCCGAATTCGAGATCGTGCTGCTGGGTTACGACAGGTGGCGGATCGACGATTTTAAGGCCGATCTATACGACGCTGACCCGGACTTTCTCGTGCCGCTGGAGCCGTTCGGCCAGGGCTTCAAGGAGATGGGCCCGGCGATCCAGTGGTTTACCGAACTGGCGCTGACCGGGCGGCTGCGGCATGGCGGGCACGAGGTGCTGGGAGCCTGCGTCGCGGGTTCGGTCGTGGTCAGCGACCCGGCCGGCAACCTGAAGATCGACAAGGACAAGTCGCACCACCGCGGGCCCGTCAGGATCGACGGCGCGGTGGCGATGGTGTCGGCGCTGGAAATTGCCAAGCGCGATGCGCAACCGGCGTTCGACGCCAAGGCGATGATCGGCTAACGCGCCGAGATATACATCGTCGGAACGTGCAGCCACGCCTTCTTGCCAAAACCACCATAAGTAGGCACGGCAATAACCGACATCAGTGGTTTGTGGGATATCAGCGTATATTCCAACCCTTTATCGAGTAGTTCACATTCGTAATGCTTCATGGCATCTTGAAGCGGCCGTGTATCGCTACTTTTATTGTTGGCTATCTTGTAGACCGCAATCGTCGCGGCCGCAGTTGGGCATCCGGCGCTGGGTTTGGTAAGGGTGGCGCGGGTTTGTGCCGTTGCCGGCGGCGACAGGAAGAGGGCCAGCGAAACGGCCGCGGCGCCGATCAGGCGGCGGCTTGGCGGCAATGATGCAATTGGCGTTTTATCGGTATTAGCCATCGTCGGGTGTACCTCTCGACTGTGGTTAGGGACGGCGTCGGCGTTGATGGCGCCGGCGTCGTCCCGTCATCTGGTGACGACCCCGGCATCCTAAAGCCGGGATACCTCAATCGAAAGCAAGGAAAGATGGTTAAGCACCGCCGCGAGGCGGCCGGCAAGCGCGCCGGCGAGCTCTCGTTTGTGCTCTCGGACGCGACCCGCGACCGGATGGGCGACATCATCGAGCCGGGCGGCTGGGAGTTGTCGTGGTTTCGGCGCAACCCGATCGCGCTGTTCGGGCACGACAACCAGTTCCCGATCGGCAAGTGGGCGAACGTGCGCGTCGAGGGCGACCGGCTCGTGGCCGAGCTGGAGCCGGCAGCACCGGGCACCAGCGAGCGTATCGACGAGATCATCTCGCTGATCCGGCAGGATGTGCTGCCGGCAACCAGTGTCGGCTTCCGGCCGATCCGGCAGGAGCCGATCGACCCGGAGCACCCGCACCGCGGCATCCGATTTCTCGAAACCGAACTACTTGAGGCATCGATCGTCTCGGTGCCGGCAAACCCGGCCGCGCTGCACGTCGCGCGGTCCATGCACATTAGCGAACAGACGATCCGCCTGGCGTTCGGGGAGCCTCCCGCACAGACGCCGCGTGCGGCCATCGGGGAGCCTCCCGTCCGCTCTCAGCGCACCGCAAGGTCACCTCTCATGGACCCAACCATCAGCCGACAAATCGAGGACCGCCAAGCCCGGCTTAATGCCGCCCGGGATCAACTGGCCGAACACACGAAAGATCCCGACCACGACGTCGATACCGCCACTGGCCTCATCGCCGAGATCGACGAACTCGAAGCCCGGCTCGCCTCATTGCAGGCGACCGAGCGGCGGCTAGGCCTGCGCACCGTAGCGCAGCAGGAGATCCTGCCGCCCGCCAACGGCGGCCCGCCGCTGGCGCCGGCCGTTCTGCGGCGCCCGCTCGGCCTGCCGGGCAAGGAGCGCACACCGGGCAACCTATACGCCAACGCAGTGGTGGCGCGCTTTATCGAGGTCGCGACCAGGATGCCGCTTGAGCAGGTGTTGGCCGAGCGTTTCCCGGGCGACGAGCACACTGCGATCGTCACCCGCGCCGCAATTGCCGGGGCGACGACGACGACCACCGGCTGGGCCGCCGAACTGGTGCAGACCGGGCAAAGCGAGTTCATCAATTCACTGATGCCGAACCAGGTATTCCCGACGCTGGCGGCGATGGGTGTGCCGTTGAACTTCGGGCCGAATGCCGGCGCCATCAAGATTCCGAGCAGGGCCGCGACGCCCTCGATCGGCGGCTCGTTCGTCGCCGAAGCGCAGCCGATCCCGGTGCGCCGTCTCGGTACGACCTCGATCACGCTCTACCCGCACAAGGTAGGCGGCATCAGCGTCTTCAGCCGAGAGATCGCGGCCTATTCAAACCCCGACATCGAGACCCTAATCCGCAGCAGCATCGTCGAGGACACGCAGATCAACATCGATGCGCTGCTGCTCGACAACGTCGCGGTGTCCACTACCCGGCCGGCGGGTCTCACTAACGGCGTCTCGGCGCTGACCGCCACCGCGGGCGGCGGCTATGCGGCGTTTTTGGGCGACCTCAACAAATTGACGGCACCTTTCTACGCCGCCAATGCGGGCCGAAAATTGGCATTTCTGATGAACCCGGCGCAGCGCAACCAGCTGGTGTTCGCTCCGGGCCCGAGCGGGGTGCCGTTTGGCTGGTCGCAGCAATTTACCGACATGTTCGCGGTGATCGCCTCGACCAGCATCGCGGCCGGCGCGGTCTACATGATCGACGCCGCCGACTTCGTCAGCGTTTCGGGGGCACCGGAATTCGACGTGTCGGAAGTGGCGACGATCCACATGGAGGACACGACGCCCCTCAACATCGCGACCGGCGCGCAAGGCTCGGGCGTTCTGGCGACCCCGACGCAGTCGATGTTCCAGACAGCCCAGATCGCGATCCGCATGCTCGCCAACGTCAATTGGGCGATGCGGCGAAGCGGGATGGTACAATACATAGCTACGGGTGTGAATTGGGGCCCGTAATCTGACCTGGCGGGGCTTTCGGCCCCGTCCTTTTTCCTTTTGAGGCAGATATCCCATGACAGCACCGCGCTATCGCGAGGGCGACCCGGAGCCGGAAGGCGCGCCGGCGCCGACTCAGGTCCGGGCGGATTTTGTCAAGGCGCGGGCCCACGGCACCGACCCCGACGACGTCCCGGCGCTGGCACCGCCGCAAAACAAGCACGTACCTTTTGTCGGCGGCACTGGCGCGGTCGGCGGCATGCTCAATTGCACGATGGGCAACTGGACGGGCGAGCCCTCCGGGTATGCCTATGCCTGGCAATCCGGTGTCGATCCGGTGGTCGGCGCCGGGCCGGATTACGTCGTGGCGGCAACCGATGCCGGCAAAGACATCGTTTGTGTCGTGACGGCAAGCAACGCCCACGGCTCGACCCAGGCGCCGCCGTCAAATGCCGTGACGATCCCATGACGTTCTCAAAGGAGATGAACTATGGCAGCCACTACAACTAACCCCGGTGAGCCGCACCCGGCGCCGACACCTCAGCCGCAGCCGCCTCGGCCGGCACCGCAGCCGCAGCCGCAGCCGTCACGGCCGCAACCGAGGCCGGGAGAGCCGCCGGAGGAGACGGCGGCCGAGTTCAAGGCGCGCACCGACAAGGAAATCGCCGAGCGGGTTGCATCCCCGCCGGAGCCGCCGACACCGACGCAGGATGAGGCCGACGCCATCAAGACCGGCGAATATGACGCCTCGGCGCCGGAAGGCGCGCGCGTCAAGCGCTCGATGCAACCAGACCAGGCGCAGCCGCGCTATCCGACCCGCTGATGTGGCAGTGGGCGCAAACCCTGCTGGCGCCGCTCCTACGGGCGGCGCCGGCCGAGGGGCAGTACCGGCCGGGGCCTTACCTCCTGTCCAACGGCTGGCTCCCGGCCGGCACGTCGTGGAATTACTGGCAGCTTGGCCAGAACGTGCGGCCATACGACGGCTGTTCGGCGATGGTCGAGGCGTGTGTCAGCGCCTATGCGCAGACCACGGCGAGCCTGCCGGGAGCCCACTGGCGGGCGCTGCCTAACGGCGGCCGGGAGCAGGTCACCAACTCGGCGCTGGCTCGCATCCTGCGCGACCCGAACGATTATTCGTCGATCTCGGATGTCGTCCTCAATCTGATCCGGCGGCTCTATCAATCGGGTAACGCTTACGCGCTGGCGCTGCGCAACGACCGCGGCGAAATCGACTCGATCCACCTGATGGACCGGGCGCAGCCGAGCTTTTCCGACCAGCCCGGCGGCGGCGTGTTTTATGCGCTGACCGCTAACGGCGACCTCGACGGCTATCTGCGAGCCCGCGGCGTCGACCTCGCCGAACCGCAACCGGCCCGCAACGTCTTACATCTTCGGCTGCACACGCCGACGCACCCGCTGATCGGCGTGTCGCCGGTCATGGCCGCGGCGCTCGATTTGGCGCTCAGCGGCGCCGCGCTGAGCCAGCAGGTCCAGCATTACCTCAATGGCGCAACGCCGCGGTTTATCCTTGAGACCGACGAGAAGCTCGCGCCCGGCAAAGCCACCGAGCTAGCCGACGAATTCCAGGACAAGACCACCGGCGTCAATGCCGGCCGGTCACCCGTCATCGGCTGGGGTCTGAAGGCCCGCCCGGTCACCACCAACGCCAACGACGGCAAACTTGCCGAACTCTTAAAATACAACGGCGAGAACATCGCGGTCGCGTACCGCATCCCCCTGCCGATCCTCGGGCTCAATACGCAGGCCGCCAGTTCGACGGAATCGCTTTACTCCTCCTGGCTGGCAAGCGGGCTCGGGTTCTGCCTCAACCATTTCGAGGAAGCCGTGGGGCTCTTCTTCGGGTTGCGCGGGCCGCCGTTCGAGTGGCTGGAGATGGACACGCGCGGACTCTTGCGCTCGGCCTTCAAGGAAATGATGGAAGGCCTGCAACTCGGCGTCATCGGCGGCATCTATGCGCCGGACGAAGCCCGCGCGCTGGTCGACCTCGGGCGGGTGCCGGGCGGCGTCGGCGCAGAGCCGAGGGTCCAGGAACAAGTTTTACCGTTGAGTTTCGGTTTTGGCCTGTCGGCCGCCGATAAATATCCACCGAAGCAGGCGCCAGCGTCAGATTCATCAAATGCAGATGATGAAGGGCCAGCTACGGAAGACAGCGCAGCCAGGATGATGCGATTGCTGGAGATGATAGACCGCGCCGGGAAGGGTTCAGCCATATTGCCAACCGTAACCAGCGAAGGTCTTAACTTTCCCGCGGCACGCGGCGCTGATGCCGGAATGGGAGCATCCCATCTCCCGGGCGGCATCGACGATGAGGGCGAAACGCTTGCCGTCTGATCGGATGACAGCGCGGTTCTGAGGGTTGTTTCGGCTTTGATCGGCAATTGCCGGGCTCATATGCGGTCGATCGTTAAACCGTCAGCATAGCCATTCGCCAACGCCCAATCGCGGAAGGGCTCGAATTGGTGCCATTCGGCGCAGACGCGAATGCCGCGACCGCCGTATCGGGGAAAGGCAGCACAATGAGGATTGCCGCATCGCGTTTTCATGCCCCTCCAAATTCGGTGCAATCGCGTCCGGCTTTCTCCATGCATCTGCTTTTGAATGAACCAGTTGTCTGATCTCCAACAGCCGCAGGATTTCGTATGTCCATTTCGCAGATTGCGCGCCGTCGCCACTGCGTCGCCGCCGCAGGAACATCGGCAACTCCAGCGGACATGGTCGCCAGCATATTTACCGCGTCTCGCAATTCCGAGGACGGTCAATCGACCGAATGTCTGGCCGGTGATATCGATGATCTTGGGCATGACGACCTCTGACCAGGTTCTTGTGTCAAGTGGCGGGCTGGCGCACCACCGCTGGCCCGTCGCGCCATTATAGACCCGGGCGCTGCAATGGATAAGCCGTTTAACTCGGACGAGGTCATCTCTGCGATAGGCACTCGTCTGGGCGAAGTGCGGGATAGCCAAACTAAGGCAGCGCACCGGCAGGAACTATTCGAGGCGCAGATCCATCGTGCCCTGGCTGAACAAAGCGCTGTGATAAATGCTTCTCTTGCTGCACTTGAGCGGGTGCTATCGGATGCGCGAGAGCGAGTTGCTTCGTTGCGGGATGGTAAACCCGGCCTTGACGGCGAGAGCATCACTGGCCCGACCGGCGAGCGCGGCGAAAAGGGCGATCCGGGCGAAAGCATCATCGGCCCCGCTGGCCCGTCTGGACGCGACGGCGAAAGTATTATCGGCCCGCCCGGCCCCACTGGCCCGCCAGGGTGGCTACATGCAGCCACCGTATGGCGCGCGAGCGTCCATTACGCCGCTGCTGTGGTGACCCATGCCGGCTCGCTCTGGCAGGCGACCCGCGACACCGGCACCGAACCGCCGGGCGAGGACTGGCAATTACTGGCCGCCGCCGGGCGCGACGGTGCGAATGGCCGCTCCTTGGCGTTTAGAGGCGCCTGGAAGGGGGGAATTGATTATGCCACCTTGGACGTCGTCGCATTTAACGGCGGCTCCTGGGTGGCGCTACAGGACGCGCCA